CTCACCTTGAAAAGCCCTATTTAACTGTCCTTGTTCTGCGCCGAATAAATCTAATCCACTATATTGTGGTTGGAATTGTCCAAATCCTACACCGCCCACTTGAGCCTGACCAAGTAAAGATGCTAATTCATTAAATCTTGCCGATCTTTGAGCTTCCGCTGTTTGTACTGATTCAAAAGATAATTGTTGTAATTGCCTACCTTGTGATTGTTGCAACCTGTCTAATTCTCTTGCGTAAGCTTCACTCCCTGCGGGTAAACCTCTATCTGCCAAAGATTGCTCCAACTGTTCTCTTTGCTCTGTAAATGCTGGCTCTAATAATTCTCTGCCTTGTTCAAATCTGGATGTTGGATCCGTGTCTTGTAATTCCACACCCTGCAACTGTTCTGACAAACTCCTTGCTAAAGCTTCTTGCCTTCCCCGCTGTCCTGATTGAAATTCTGATTCTTCTATTCTTACTGTGTTAGTTAGTGGATCATAAATTTGCCTTCCTCCTGGACCTTCAATATTAGGATTATTAAGTAATAAATCTTTTTGTTGTTCTGGCGATAAGTTTTTAAATAAATTGGCTGTTGTTATTTGTTCAGGTGTCGCATCTGGCAATCCTTTATCTCTTCTACTTTTATTATAAGCATCTACAGAAGAGCTACCTATCATAAAAGGCGTTGCTCCAAGTAAACCTAAGTCAGCTGCTTTTTCACCTCCTGGTATGGCACTAATTGTTTTTCCTACTACTTTTTTAAAACTACTTCCAAATCCCATTATAATATATTATTAACTGTTACGCTATAGTCAGTTCTAAACCAACTAAGCTGTTGACCATTTAAGGCAACAAATATTTTCATACCTAATGCCACGCCTTCGCCAGAAGTAATGACTAATTCATTTCTTATAGCGCTAGATGGTGACCAAGGCGAACCCCAAGGTGAACCCCAAGGCGTACCAGATGAAGTACTACTTATATCTTGAGTTACCGACCTTGAGCCATAATCAAAACTGATTGTCGTGTTTAATATAACATTACCATCAACATTAATTGTATTTCTAAATTCATTGACCACCTTTTCTTGCGGTGAACCTAAATTAGAATAAGCAGCCTGCACTGTGCAAGGTATATTAGAACCATTATCACTTAAACCATCATCTGCTTTCATTATAGAGCCGCTTTCTCCAAAATACAAGTTATTGTCATACAATCCCCAAGTCCTTGCGTTCATATTTGAAAACTCAAAACCTGAACCCGTGATTGTATTTAAGCCATATTGCTTATATGTTGTATTGGTAGCAATTGGTACATTAAAAAACAACCAACCACCAGTTGAAGCTTTAGGATATAAAACAACCTCCCAACCATAATTTGAAGAATAAGAGTTCGTGGAATCTAAAGCAGCACCCGATAATTTAGTTTGTGAAGTAACTGCGCCACCATTTTTAAATACCTCTGAAAAGAAAACAAAATCGGGTGTTGTCATAATTGCAACATCTCCACCCACTTTTACAACTGATCTTACCCCTAATGGCTCGCCTATTCTATAAATACCGATTAAAGACCAATTATTGGCATCACCAGGGTCAGAACCATCATATAAAATAGCAGTACCGCTTGACATTAAAAAAAGAGCGTAATCATCCACGCCGTCACCTCCGTCATGATTCCAAGTTGCCATTGCTACTAAATTTCCACCATAAGGAGCTATACCTGCAAGATCAAACTTTGTAACCGTACCTTGAATAGCGTTAGTTGCGCCATACCAAAAAGCCGAACCATCAGTTGACCAAGCGTAAAGCCTGTTTTTATGCACATTACAGCCATCTAATTCTGTTGCTGTTAATCCTGATCCATTTATTGTTGAATTTGCAAGAGTTGAGCCATCATAAACTTGTGGGATATCTTGACCATTAAATAATAGTAAATTACCATTCATATTTACAGTTTGCCACCTAGCATTTGTAAATCCTGATCCTAAATTAGAAATTGAAGCGGGATTTGTAACATCATTTATCTCATCAGAATTTGCACAAATAAACTTTTGAGTTGCACCGTCTCTTAATTCTGCTAAAGTTTCAACATTACCAGTCAATCCTGTTGCATATTCCGAATATCCTTTTCTAGTTATTACTTTTCCTTGCGATGGAAACCAATTGACCATTTCTGGTGCATCTGTTGCCTCCATTTGAGACAATGAATCACGAGTATTAAGACCACCAACTGGGGAATTGACATTAACCCTTGCGGCCTGTCCGATTCTTTCTTGTTGTAACCCTGGATATTGTCTTGTGATTTCTAATACCATTATGGTGCTGTTATTATTTCAGGATAACCTATCCTACCATTTCTTAATTTAGACGACTGATGCCTTATTGTTTGTCTACCTGCGTTAATTCCCAATCTTTCAGCTAATGCTAAATTTGCCTTTCTTTGATCTTCTGCGTAGGGTCTGCCTTGTGATTTTAGTAAATTCCATGTTGCATCTAGTTTTAATATATATTCATCTATTACTGGGACATCGGTATCAGCCAACCAGCCTGTTTGACCTGTACCCCCACTATCTTCTACTATGTTTTTTGTTATATATTCAAATACATATCCATCAGTTCCTGCGGGGGTGGGGAATATTAATATTTCATTTGCTCTAAATCTATAATATTCTGCGATAGTTCCTGCCCCTATTGTGCTGTTGTTTAATATTCTCCAATCTTGAGCAGATATTGATCCGATCATTTCCCTTGTGTCAGATGTATTCCAAAAAGTATTATTTACTATCCTGTCAAAATCGGTAGGAAGTGAATAATTATTTTGAGATGCAACCGCATTAAATGTATGTTCTTTTGTCAACTCTTGCCAGTCATAAGATCTAGCAAGGTTGACTATTGAATTATTAAGTATTTCCAAGATTTGAACAGCGGCAGCTTGATTGTTACCAATAATAGTTACTGGTATTGTAGCTGATTTAGTTTGTTTTAATATCTCTTGAGCCGTACTTAATAAAGTCATTATTTTTCTGTTAAGATTTCCTCGTTGTTTTCAACAGGTTTTTCAACAGGTTTTTCAACAGGTTTTTCAATAGGCTTTTTAGCTACTTTCTTTTTATTTAAAGATTTTTTTATATTTAAAAAAGCCTCATAAGCATTTTTATATCTATCTTTATCATGTTTTTTAAAAGAATCACCTTGAGCATTTGTAAATCTCTGATCTTCTGATGGTCTAATTGATTTAGAATATTTATCGTTATTATTATATAAAGAAATATATTCTTTCACAATATAACCGTCTTTTTTGGTTTCTATTTTCTTTTCAAAAAACGCTACATTAAAACCTCCCTCTTTTACAGTTTGAGCTTTATCTTGCACAACTATAATTTCGCCTTCTTTAAATTTTCTATGTGTCATATTTAAAATATTACACTAGGGGAATTACCCCCTAGCTTATTAATTAATTATCTTTACCGTCAGCAACTTCTGGTCTAGCAATTTCTAATTCAGCTAATCCAGTTGAAGGGGTGTCGATAGCAGATGCACCTTTGCATCGTCTAACATAATCACCAGCAACATCAGCATCATCAAGAGATCCTGCTGTAGCAGTTAGGTAGCAATCACCGTTATCAGCAAAAGATGCTAATACTTTACCTACTGCTTTACCGCCGATTTGGTACCAACCATACTCATTAGCAACAGTTGCCGCCATAGCAAAGGCTACTGGACCAACAGCATTTGCAGATGCAAGAGTTGTTGAAAAATCATCAGCGTTATAAACAACAGCCGAACCGATAGCGGTTGAAGCAACGCCTTGTAAATAAATAAACTCACCAACACCATAATCAGTTGTGTCTTTATCTATTGCTCTAATAATAGTTCCTAATGGAACATTTTCAGTTGTGGAATTTTCACTGATTTTTTGATTATAAACCGTGATTTCTGTACTTTTAAAATTTGACATTTTTATAAATAAATTGTGGGAGGTTTTACCCTCCCTGTTAATTAGTCGATCATTACACCATGCACTCTTGCATTATCAATAGTAAGATTCATTAAACCTGTTATTGGTAATACATAAACATGTTGATTTACTGGTCTTGTAACCTCTCCTTGCTCTAGGAAGTCACCTAAATGCTTCAACTTAATATGTTGAGTATTTAAGAAATACATATGGTTAGCAGGACATTCTGGATCATAGTAAACATCAGCGTTTTTATACTTAATTGTATTAAAACCTAATTTACCTAGCTTATCATTAGATATTCTTTGTATAGTTTGAAGAGAATCCTCATAAAATCCAAAGTTAACATCATCAGCAGTAATTAAATCAATTTGCTTACCAGCTTGTGCTTGAGTTCGTCTGTAAAGTGAATTCATAGCAGATTGGATAGTTGTAGCAGATTTAGTCACAGACTCAACAGAAAAATCATATAATTTATTTCTGAAGAAAGTGCCATCGGTTGTTGATCTATCGATGCCGCCTACTGTACCAGTTGTTGGATCATCAGCAACCAATAATTGTAAACCTCCGATTTCTTTACCACCTGCACCTGTACCATCAGAATAAATTGAGGTTCCGATTGTGTTTTTTAATGAATGTTTTAAGTTCTCAACTCTTTCCTCCATTAAATTAGCAATACGCTCTTTACCTGCATTTTGCTTCTTTTCTTTTTCGGACATAGTAATTGTACCAGAGATGATTTTTTGCTCAAAATCAGCAGCGGTAATTACATCTTGCGGAGTTGTATCAAAAGTGTCATATTCGCCTTGGAATTGTACTGTGTCATTAGCTGCATAAGTTAAGTTTTCCCTAAAACTTACACCACCAGACTCTCTTTTAATATTACCTGATTCCTTCATTTTAATTAATAAAGGGTGAAAGTTCTCGATATTGTCGATTATTTCATTTTTGTAGTTATTGAGCGTAGTTGTCAATATCTGCGAAATATTTGGATTTGCCATTTTTAAAATCTATTAAAATTATTATTAAAATAGATGCTTAAAGGTTACGCAAAGAGTTCAGCAAGAGCTTTAGCGTTTCTATCTTTAGCAGATAAATTTTTATTACCACTTGTTGAGTTCGGAGAATATTTTTTATTTTTCCTTACCTTTTCCAGAGCCTCTTTTTGTTTAAGCTTCTCTGTTAAAAGTAATTCTTGCTTTGATTGCTCCGCTAATTCATCATCAAGTAACACCGCTTTATTATACGCCTTTTCTAAGGTCATGGTGCCGTTTTGATCTGCTTGGAACAATAAAGACATATTCTGCCTTACTCTGTCAAAATAAGGATGTTTCAAACTTCCATCTTCATTTTGAGATTGTGCGAAAGAGTTTAATTCCTGTTGCACAGTCTGGGCTTGGCTAATAGCTTCTTTATTTTTTAACTCTTCTAGTTGCCTCTCAACATCTTCAAGTTTTTGTTTTTGCTTTAGCTCTTGCTCGGTGAGATATTCATCTTCCTCATTTGCAACAGGTTTTTCTTGCTTAGAAGTTAATTCTTCTATTTTTGCTCGCATTTCTGCCAACTCTTTCCTAGTATTTCCCAATTCTAAACTTCTACGATCAAAGTCTACTCTTCGTTTTTTTGTAGCTTCGATTGCTTCTTGTCTTAATTCAGGGTCTTTAATCTTTTTGACAAGTTCTTTTTCTTCCTTAGACCATCCACTGGACACTCTAAGAAATTCTAACTCCTCTTTTGGATCTGATTCTTCATCTGATGGAATTTCATCAGTTGCTTCCTCGTTATCAATATTATCTTCTTGAACAGTTTCTTGATTCTCAATTTCTTGATCGTCTTTTTGCTCTTCTAGAATTTCAGCTAATGATTCGCTGTTTGTTTCTAATGTATCCATAAAATTTATTATTTAGATAATTTAAGGTTATTATAGGTTATGTAAAATTAATTGTCAAGGTTATGTAAAATTAACTTAATATTCTGGCATAATAACCCCTAATAGT